CCCCGCAGAGCCTGTGGGATTAACTGTAACATCTGCATCTCCCGTTGTGCTTATAGTAACAGATCCCAAAAGAGCGTTTGCAGTGACACCAGACGGTGTAATGTCATCATTACCAGAGTCTGAGGTGGTTATTGTTACAACTCCTACTTCTCCATCTGCAACTAAATTATTTGCAGGGGTAACCCCTGGTATATCCTGAAAACCAACGGGATTGTATCCATGTTGTATAGATCTTTGCTCCGTTAGTTCGCTCTCTGGGCGAGGATCACGTAGTGCTTGTGGATCTGGAAACGCTCGTGGTGGAAACAACTGTGGATGCTTTGGCTCAAACTCATCAGGACCGACCTTTGCGCCAGTCCACTCTGTCTTCATCTCACGAAGACGGTAACGGCGACCTGACCGATCTGATATACCATAAGCATGTTTACCACTAGCGTATGCCATTACACCCTCAGATAACTCAAGCTAGGCTGCAACTTCAAAGGTGTTCGACCTTGATCCTCGTCTGCTGCACGTTGGAACTCTTCTTCATATACTGATTTTAACATCTGTATACGATCTGGTGCTCGTTTCATTGCCATGTAGTAGGCTAACCCCGCCACCATACAAGGATAAAAACGAAAAGGCATGTCAGTAGTATTAACAAGAGCGTCTGCATCTTCTATCCTCCGTACATAGTAATAACGGACTTGGTCCGTAGAATTTTCAGGAGTAGACCACAAGTACATTACAGGAGTAATCTGTCGATCCAAGAAAAATTGACTTGGTCTGCCCTGTGTGGATTTGTTTGGAAGCGTTGCATAATCGCCACGACTAATTCTTTGAAGTTCATAGTCTGTACCACTTCTACGAACAACCACATCCAAGACATCTACAATATCCGCAGCTAACGTATAAGAAGACGTACCTTGTGTTACCGTAAAATTTGCTTCTTTTACTGTCCACAAATTAAGACCACGATTAGCCCAATCAGCAAACATCAGGTTCATAGACCTACGTGCTGTCTTAGCATCGTAGCCCGTGCGAACCTCTAGTCCGCATCTTTCGTATGCTTCTTCGATTACCTCTGCTACATCGAGGTTGAAGTCTCTTGATCCTGATGTCGTCATCTCATCAACTCATTTTTGGTTTCTGATTTGTCTTAACCATAACACACCCACCGTTTTTGTAGCCCATACGAGCAGCAACTTCTGGTGCTTTCTTTTTCAAGGCTCTTATGCCTGCCCCTTTTTTACCTTCAGGTATCTGTTTCTTCTGTTCCATCATTATCCTCCTGATTATAAAGGTTATCGAAAACTCTATTCACATCTAGTGTATAGTCTAAATCACTTTTTGAATAGTGTATATGTTGTGAGGGTCTAAAGTCTGGTGCCCCTTCACCCACTGCAAACCAAGCAGGATGTGTCACCCTTACCCGATTATTTGGTAATGCTACTATGTTCCCTGTCCACTCTCCTGCATCTAACAGTTGCATCACATGGCTTTGTTTGTGTTGTGCCGGATCATCCGCAATTTCGCTGTCAGTGTAGTCTACAGTGAACAAATACTTGGCGGGAAACATCTCACCATTTATCTTAGCCAACCAAGGACATGGTGTAGCTCTATCTAATGTATATACTGCATGATGGTGTGAAGAGCAGTCCCAAGGCTGCGCATCATGTGTTGCCATAGGTTCAGGCCACTCCTCAAGTGGAATGTCTGCAACCAGTGCTGTGATAGGCATCCTTGCCCACATCGCACCACCATGGACGGTATCTTCTTCTTCATCCTCTGCTTCACAACCAGTAAAGATAACTTGAAAACTAAGAGACCGATTTGGAATTGTAGTTACAGCAACAACCATAGCATGTAGAAATTCGCCGTGATACTTCTCATGATTGTGAGTGTATTCACGACGAACCCATGTTTTGAAATAAGGAATGTTACTTTGTAAGTATGGCATTCTAGTTAGAAGATCCTTACAGGCTTCATCCCTTGAGCCATAAGACCACCTGCATTTGATCCTTTAGCTTTAACCTTACCACCGTTCTTCATTCCCTTTGGCTTGACCTTACCGCCCATCTTCATTCCTTTGGGCTTGACCTTACCGCCCATCTTCATTCCTTTGGGTTTTATTTTGCCACCGTTACGATAGCCTTTCTTCTTCATAGCCATGTGAGTTCTCCTTTCAAAACACTCTTACCAAGCCACCATTAGCTTTTTTATTCTTCCAACTAATACGTTTAGATGATTTCTTTTTCTTTGCAGCGGACGTACACTGTGCCATGGTAGGACGACAAGCGGGATAACCCTTACGCTTCTCACCTTTCTTACGACCACAAGGTTTTCCTGTCTTGCAATCCACCCAACCTTTGCCATCGTTTTGAGCAAACCATTCTCGCAAAGAGTTCTTTTTTGCCATCAAAATGTCCTTGTTCTTTTGCGACGAGATTCTTCAACTTGACCGCAACCAGAGGCAATAAAACCCCCTCCATTAAATTTTTTCTTAGGAGGACGTTTAGGGTTGTCTATAGAAGAAACTATTCCACCTTCCGCTTTTTTAGTAGAGTTTCCCCAGTTTTTTGCCCCTACTTTGCGGCACTTTGATAACGCCCCCGAAGCGTAAGCGGAGGGCCATACCTTGTAACGGCTTTTTACTTTGTGATAACAAGCGTCTTTTTTTGTCTTTTTCTTTTTTGCCATTAATCATCCCCTTTGATGGAGGCTTGGATACTTGTTGTCGCATCTGCGCCCTCGAGATTGCCATATGTCCTCTCCATCTCTGTCTTTATATAATCGATTTGTAGAGCCATAACCTCTGTTCTTTTATCAACAGCAATTAAAGTCTTTGTGACCCAATCAGCCCAACTATAACCAACACCTCCAACACCAAGGATGAAAGCTGTTACAAGGGCTATCGTGACTTGCTTATTCACTTTGATCACCACATCTTACAAGACCAGTACTTGGCCTTTAATTTATCAAGGGTGCCTTTGTCACATCCGTGTCTTGCACGAAATGATTTTCTGGCTTTTGGATTAGACTTTCGGATCTTCATATTAGCGTCCCCGAATCTAACTATCTTTTCTTTACCCTTGTCACATGCCTTTACAACAAACTTTTTACCGCCCGAAACTTGACGTTTAGGTTTGTTGCACTTCATCTTAGACTTATCGATCTTAGCCATTTTACCCTCAGAAAAAACGGCGGCTGTTACACCGCCGTTGCTCTAACCAAAGAATCCAGTGATTGAATCAATATTGGTAAGCGTCACATGACACTCATCACTAAAGATCATACCATGATCTGGAATGGTAATCTGGTTATCATCACTTTGATGAAAGACCATAGATAATTGCGTTGCGCCACCACTACCATTTTTAAACACAACCGCAGGAGAACCGCTACCCGCAGTTTTTATATAAAATGATTTTAGTCTAGTTCGACCACCCTGTAGTGTGCCAGTCGCCGTAGCTGTCTTTGCAAAAATAGAAGCAGCCATTGTGCCCTCCTATTAGCTTAGATCACTAGCTTGTTGATACAAAATAGTGAAACGAATTGATCCTGCGTTTGAAGCACCTGTTGTTTTAACAGTTACACGAAGGTCAACGTCGCCTATGTCAGACCATCCTAAAGTCGCTCCTGCTTCCGTCGTAGGATATTTTCTACCAATCGCTCCACCACCAGTGGCACATGTAAAGCCATTGAGGATAGTGTTGTCGTTACCGCCAGAAGTTCCCAAACTTAGAACTGCGGCTGCGTTTCCGATTGCTGAAACAACATCGAGAACACAATCAATAATTTGAGATTTTGCCGGAAGCACAACATTCGTATCAGATTGAGCAATCGCTCCACCAGAAACATCAATTAGATGAGTTTGTGCCATCACAACTTGGCCTGTGTTTTTTACGTTTGTGCCAACTGTTGTGCCAGTAGTTTCTTTGATGGTTCCTGCTTTAATAGGACCAGAAAAAGTTGTCGTACCCATGTCGATCTCCTGTCTAGGGTTAGTCAGCCACACCATGTGACTGTCAGGGATACGAACAGAGTAACTTATCTTTAAAGAAAAAGAAAGGGGCAACCGAAGCTGCCCCGATCAAAATGGAGGTAATACCTCCTTATATCACAGTTTAGGCTCCAGGTGAACCAAAGATACAACGTGGGTCTGAGAACCCAAAGCTGTAACGTTCACGAGCTTTAAACCTCATGTTTCCTGTGTCGAAGTCTGCTTCCATGCCAGTTGACATTGGAGTACGCTCAAAGTGGATCATTCCACGAGGAGCATCTGTCATGATGAAGAATGCATCAGGATCAGTTAGGTAGTCATTAACGGCGTAACCGTTTGGTAACATACCCATTGATCTTAGAGCATTTACATCATTGTCCGCTGTACCAACACGAAGGTTAGAAACCATCAGACGCTCTGCAACGAATTGCAGTTGTCTTGGGATAATTAACTTCATGCCGCGTAAAGCAACTTTAAGACCACGCTCATCAACAAATCCTGCAATACTAATTAGAGAATCTTCAAGAGATGTCTCATTTAAGTCAGCAGCAGTTGCAGGTTCGTTGGCAAATGTACCACCTGAAGTAAGTGGGTGATCAGTCGCACAAAGTGCAACACCGTCACCACCCGCAGTCGCACCCGCTGTGAACGCTGTGTTCAGTACAGATGCAGCTTT